GAAGTAGTAATTGCTGGTGTTACTACATTCAATAATGCTGATGTAGTTTTCCAGGGTGCTGCAGCCGGTCAGAATATGACATGGGATGCTTCTGCAAATGATTTAAAGTTTACTGATACTGCCAGATTACAACTTGGAAGTAGTGATGATCTTGAGATATGGCATTCAGGTAGCAGTCATATAAAAAATTCTACTAATGATCTTAAAATTCGTAGTGATTCGATTCTACTCAAAATAGCAGATGATACTGAGAAGTATCTTGAAGCTACTAAGAATCAAGATGTAAAATTATTTTATAATAATATTGAGAAAGTAGCTACCACTGCCGAAGGTATTGATGTTACTGGACGCACTGAAACTGACCTATTAAATGTCTCTGGTATTGCTACATTTGGTGCTGTTGATATCAACGGTACAATAGATATAGATGGTCAATTAGATGTAGATGAATTAGTTGTTGCTGGTGTTGCTACGTTTAGTAATACAGTTGATATTAATGGTGCTATAGATGCTGATGGTGGTGCTAATATTGTTGGTGGTTCTACTTTAGATCAATTAAATGTAACTGGTGTTTCTACATTTGCTGGAATTTCGACTCATATTGGTACCTTACATGCACAAACATTAAAAGTTGCTGGTGTTACTACATTTGTTCAGGATGTACAATTCCCTGGTGCTGCATATAATATTCTATGGGATCAAGCAACAAGTAAGTTTAAGTTTGATGATGGTGCACAGGCAGTATTTGGTAGTGCTTCAGGTGGAGATTTAAAACTATACCATACTGGTGGTAATAGTACTATAAAAAATGAAACTGGACAATTTAGAATTGCTGGTAATGATCTAAGATTACAAACTCAAGATAGTAGTGAAGATTATCTTTTAGCTGTTGATGGTGGGTCTGTATCTATATTCTTTAATGATTTAAAACGTCTTGAAACATCAGGAATTGGTGTAACAGTAACAGGGCAATTAGATAGCACGACTTTAAATGTAACTGGTGTTTCTACATTCTCATCTCTTGTTGATGTTAATAATCGTATTGATGTAGTAGGTGGTATAAATGGTGATCAACTATACGTAGCAATAGCAACGGTTACTAATACTGCTACTTTCGAAAGTGCTATAGTTGCAGAATCTAGTTTAGATGTTGATGGAACAACTGATTTAGATGTTCTTAATGTTGCTGAGACTGCCACGTTCTCTGCTCTAATAGATGCCAATGCTCGTCTTGATGTAGCAGGTGGTGCTAATATAGATCAGTTAAATGTAGCAGGTATTGCTACGTTTGGTGCTGTTGATATTAATGGCATAATAGACATTGATGGGCAGTTAGATGTAGATGAGTTAGTAGTTTCTGGTGTATCAACATTTAGTTCTGGTGTTGATATTAACGGTAGTCTAGACGTTGATGGTGATCTTCAGGTAGATGACCTTAATGTATCTGGTGTTTCTACATTCGCTTCTCTAATAGATGCTAATGCTCGTCTTGATGTAGTTGGTGGAATTAATGTAGATCAGTTAAATGTTACTGGTGTTTCTACATTCGGTGATGATGTAACTATAACTGCTGGTGGTTTAAACGTTATATCAGGAATTGTAACTGCAACTGAACTAGATATTGGCACTGGTGGTATTGATGTTGATGGACAGACTGATTTAGATGAATTGGTTGTTGCTGGAATAGCAACATTCTCAACGGATGTAAATATTACTGGACTGCTTACCGCAGGTGCAATTGATGGAGGATCGTTCTGATGGCAAAACCAGCAAGTAGAGAAGAATTAACTAATTATTGTTTACGACAATTAGGTGAACCTGTAGTAGAAGTGAATGTTGCTGATGAGCAAATAGAAGATTTAATTGATGATGGTATTCAATATTTCCAAGAACGTCATTTTGATGGTGTGGAAAGAATGTATTTGAAATATAAACTTACTGAAGATGATATTAATAGAGGGCAAGCTACAAATGAAACAGGAAGTTCTAATACCTTAGGAATTACAACAACATCAGGCATTTCAACTACTGTTAGTGGTATGTCTGATATGACTAATAGTTTTTATGAGACATCTAATTTTATACAAGTTCCAGATTCAGTAATTGGTATAGAAAAAATATTTAAATTTGATAGTAGTACTATTTCAGGTGGAATGTTTAGTATAAAATATCAATTGTTCTTGAATGATTTGTATCAATTTAATTCCGTTAATTTGTTACAATATTCAATGACAAAAACTTATCTTGAGGATATTGATTTTTTATTAACTACAGATAAACAACTAAGATTTAATAAAAGACAAGGAAGATTATATATTGATATGGATTGGGGTTCTGAAACGAAAGATACTTATTTGATTATTGATTGTTATAGAATTTTAGATCCTAATACATTTACGGGTGTTTATAATGATAGTTTCCTTAAAAAATATGTGACTGCACTTATAAAAAGACAATGGGGACAAAATTTACTTAAATTTAGAGGAACTAGACTTCCAGGTGGAGTAGAACTTAATGGTCGAGAATTATATGAAGATGCCCAAAGAGAAATTGACGATATCAAACAAAGAATGACTCAAGAATATGAGTTACCTCCATATGACTTTATTGGTTAGTTATGACATTAAATTCCTATTTTTTACAAGGATCTAGTGGTGAACAAAATCTTGTTCAAGATTTAATTAATGAACAGATAAAGATATATGGTGTTGAAGTATATTATCTTCCTAGAAAAATATTTACGACTGATAATATTATAAAAGAAATTCAATCATCAAAATTTGATGATAGTTTTCTTATAGAAGCATATTTAAATAATTATGATGGATATGCTCCTGATAGTGATGTAATGACTAAATTTGGATTGAAATTACAAAATGAAGTAAATCTTACAATATCTAGAGAAAGGTTTGAAGATTTTATTACACCATTTTTGGAAGGTATATCAGCTGGAATTAGAGAAGGTAGAATTACTGGATATGACTTTGGTGATTTAGTTAGTAGACCAAAAGAAGGAGATTTGATATATTTCCCTCTAGGTGAAAGATTATTTGAGATTAAAAGAGTAGAATTTGAAAAACCATTTTACCAATTAGGTAAACTTTATACTTATGATTTAAGTTGTGAATTATTTGAATATGAGAATGAACTTATTGATACTAGTATTGATGAGGTTGATAATACTGTAGAGGATGAAGGATATATAACAACTGTCAATTTGGTTGGTCTTGGAATAACTGCTACTGCAACTGCTGGTATATCAAGTGGTTGTATAAGAGAGATATTCTTAGATAATGATGGTTCTGGATATACATCAACACCAACAGTTTCAATTGGTGCTGCTCCTGCAGGAGGATTTACTGCTAGTGCAGTTGCTATCACTACTTCTAGATCAAATATTACTTCAATCTATAGAATTGAAATGACTAATACTGGTGCTGGATATACAGAGGCACCAATAATCACAATTAGTGGTGGTGGAGGTAGTGGAGCTGCTGCTACTTGTTCTATATCAACTAGTTTTGGTATACAAAGTGTTATTGTTTCGGCAGGTGCCACTGGTTATTCATCTACACCACTATCTACAGTTACTGGACCTCCATCAGGAATTAATACTGCAATAATAAATCCAGTATTAGAAACTGAATCTGGTGCAGGAATTAGCACTATTAGAATATTAAATTCTGGTATTGGATATACTGTTGTTCCAACTATTGTATTCAGTACTCCAGGAACTGGTGTTGGTACATTCTACTATAATGAAGATGTTACAGGTCAGAGTTCTGGAATTACTGCAAAAGTTAGAAACTTCCGTAAGGATACTGATGAGAATGCAGTTGATCCACCAACTACATTACAGGTAGCACTAAATACAGGTAAGTTCTATGACGGTGAAATAGTCGTCGGTTCAATATCTACTGCTACATATCTTGTTAAGAACCATGATTTAGATGCTTTTGAGCAGACATGGGAAACTAACGAAAATATAGAAACTGAAGCAGATTCATTATTAGACTTTAGTGAAAGTAACCCATTCGGAGATTATTAATGTTAGGAACATATTTTTATCACGAAATTATAAGAAAGACTATTATATCTTTTGGTACTCTGTTTAATAATATTAATATTAAGCATAAGAAGGCTGATGGAACAATTCTTGATGATATTAAAGTAGGTCTTTCTTATGGACCACAACAGAAGTATTTGGCAAAAATACAAGAGCAATCACAGTTAGCAAAACCAATTGCCATAACTTTACCTAGAATGTCATTTGAGATGAATTCTATTCAGTATGATCCTTCAAGAAAAACAGGAGTCACTCAGACTTTTAAGGCAGGAGATGGTGATAAGATGAAGAATGTTTATATGCCTGTTCCTTATAATATTGGATTTGAATTAAATATTTTTAGTAAATTAAATGATGATGCATTACAGATTATTGAACAGATATTACCATATTTTCAACCTTCGTTTACTTTAACTGTAGATTTAGTATCTTCTATTGGAGAGAAAAGAGATATTCCTGTTGTATTAGAAAATATTACAATGGTAGATGATTATGAAGGGGATTATACGACACGAAGGGTGTTGTTATATACTCTAAGATTTAG